AGACTGGGTCCATGGGATTAGTGAGTTGAGGTTTGTCTGCGGTTTAAGGGGCGGCGGGTGGCGAAGGGGGCATCAGATACCTTTCGCTCGTCGAATCGCCTAGAATCGCCTGCGTGCAGACCCTTGGGGTGGTTCCAAGGGGAGGGAGTGAGCACGGCGCGGTGGGTCACCTCGGGCACAGAGGCCGAGGATGCCTTGAAGCTGGACTGGCGAAGGGCTGGCATGGGCTATCAACTGCCCCGACCCCCATGGGTCGAAGCAGGTAGAGCACACGACTCAGGCGGCGGCCGTGGTGAGCTTGGCGAAGGCCGTGGCCTTGCGAATCTTCGTGCCAGCGCGGCCCCAGCCACGGAAGGTGCGCTGCAGAGCGGACCACCGGAACTGGTCGGACGACTCGAACATGAAGTCCGAGCGCGTGCCGACGACCTGACCACCCGGGTCACCGAAGCAGGCGACCACCGTGGAGATGGTGTCCGCGCTGTTCGCCGCACCCGCGACCACGACGGGGTAGCCGAGGATGGAACCGATGGCGCCGGGGGCAGGGGCTTCCAGAGCGGTCTGGAAGATTGGGCGACCGTTGAGGTCCACGATGCCCGCAATCTTGGCGAGGGTCGTGGGGTGAATCCACCACTTGGCGGGACGGGTCAGAACACCCGCGTCGACCGTGGTCAAGCAGCGGATGAAGTCTTCCAGCATCAGCTTGCTGACCGAGGTGTGGGTGGTCGTCGCCCCGGCAGCGGTGCCACCGACGAAGATGCCCGTCATGCCACCGTTGGTCACGTCCGCGGTGCCCGCGCCCATGAGGGCGGCGTGGTCGAGGCGCTGGGCGTAGGACTCAGCGAAGTCCGAGAGGACATCGGCGGTCACGTCCAGCTCGCTGTCCTGCAGCAGCGTGTACGACACGCCGATGAGGCTGGCGATAATCTCGACGACGAGGTCGACCGAGGTGCCCGCCTTGGTGGCGTCATCGGGGATGGCGGTGTTCTCGGAGAGCACGAAGCCAGCGATGGCGCGGGCGGTCTTCACCGGCATCTTGGTCGTGCGGGTGCCCATGTTGCGCACGGCAAACGTATTCCAGACACCATAGCTCAGCAAGGTGTCGTAGATTTCCGCGAGCAGGGCCGGGGTGACGTAGGTGCTGCCGGGGGTCGCACCGCTCGACAGGTCCTTAATCTGCGGGGCCATCAGGCGGGCCATGTCACCGTTGTTGTCGCACGCCATGCGGACCATGACGTTGAAGCGCGTCCGCATCTCCTCGTCCTTCATGATGCGTTTGATGGGGTCGCCGTTGGCCACGACCAGCTCGCGGTTGAGCTTCGCCTGCACGTCCTTGAGAGCCTTCGTGAAGGACTCAGCGGAAGCGTTGCTGGCGTTCTTGACCTTGGTCAGCTCCTCGAGGGAGGCCTTCGTCTCCTTGTCGAGACGCGAGACATCGGCGGTGAGGTTTTCGATGGTGGTCTTCTGGGACTTCACCGTGGATTCGATGCTGCCGAGGGACTTGAGAGCCTCGACCTCGAATTGGGATTCATTCTCTTTCATGGTAGTGAATTGGATTGGTTACTGAATAGCCAAAGACGCTTTGGCGGCGTTTACTGCGAAGCTGAAAGCCTTCCGAGTTCGGAGCGCCTGTGCACAGAGGGCGGCTCCGTTCAAAGCCTCCTGCGCGGTTTTGGGTTCGGTCGATTTCAGTCTCGCGGAAATGGTGTTGAGGTCGGCGTCGGTGATGGCGCCCGACTTGTAGGCGCGGGCCACCGCGTCGGGGTTCGCCCCGAGGATGACCGAGGACAGCTCGACCAACTGCTGCCGCTGGTAGACCACGGCGATGTTGTCCTGCTCGGTGTAGCCGGTCTTTTTCAGCGCGGCCTTGTAGCCGGTCAGGTCGGCGTCCCACCGGCTCACCATCTGCAGCGGCCAGAAGCCGACCGAGACGGCCTTGAGGAACCCGCCGATGGTCAGCTTCCAGCCGACCTCGCCCAGCGTGCCGGGGATGTCCTTCGCCCATTGCGCGGTCAGGACGAGCTGCTTTTTTTCCACGCGCCAGTCGGTGATCTTGCCGATCAGGTTTTCGATGGAGCTGTAGTCGTGCGACGACACGAAAGGTGCGTTCTTCTCGAACTTGGAGAAGTCCCAGCCGTCCTGCATGATGACCTCGCGGGCCGAGTCGATGGACTCGCTGCTCGCGGTGTACTCGACCAGACCCAGCTTCTCGTCGAGGACCTTGGTTTCGGTGGGTAGGGTGCGGCGGGTGACGGTGTTCATGAGTGGTTGCCGTTGAGGCTGGAGTGGGTGATGGCCGCGCAGACGAGCGCAGACTTGAGTCGGGATGGGGCCGCGGCCTTCTCGTCCTCGAAGTGGGGGATGCTCACGCAGCGGCAGTTGATGGTGTTGCCGGGGCTGGCACCGAGGGACGAGTCGCCGGGGAACATCATCTCCTCGCCACCGACCTCGAATGGATCCTTCACCAGCACGATCTGCCCGTCTGCCATCGCGTGCTCGATGCGAGTGGAGTCGTCGGGTGAGGCGAGCCACCGCTTCATGCGGACGCCGGTGTCGGCCATGCCCTCGTTGCGGGCGAAGGAGTACGCCCCGCCCGTCTCGGTCTGGGCGATGACATCGGCGCGGCCCTTGTTGATCGCGTTGAACTCGGCACGGATGCGGGCTGACAGTTCGCCCTTGCTCTCGCCCTTCGCCATGCCCTCGTCGAGCTGGCGCTGGATTTGATCGTGCATCTCGTCGGGCACACCGCTAAGCAGGTTCTCCCGCTCGGCCAGATAGACCGAGGTGCGGGCGTCGGGCAGCTCCCACGGATTGTCGCCGGGGAACTGTTCGATGAACTCGGTGGCCGCCTTCTTGAGATTGAAACGGATGGACTTCTCCATCGACTTGGCAAAGTCCTTGGCGAACTTCTCCACGTTGAAGTTGAGGCCGGTGCTGATGGCGGTGCCCTTTCCCGGGGGAGGCGCGGTGTCGGGCATGCGGGCGATGTTGCCTAGCACCTCGGCGCGGGCGGCCATGAGGTCCTTCGAGATTGCGGAGTGGGTGACTTTCTCTCCGGACCTGCGGGATGCCTCGTGCTTGCGCCACAGGGCGATGTCCTTCTCCGACTGCTTCGTGCCCGGGTGCGCCCCGCACTTGGCGCGGTCCTGCACCAGCTTGCGGAGCTTGGTGATCGACTCCTGCATGATCTCCCCGTCGTCATCCACTTCGGCAGGTGATGGCTCGGCAGGCTCGGGCAGCTCGCCCGCGTTGACCGGGGACACGCTGAACGGCAGATAGCCGACCTCCCAGCCGGGGAACTCCTCGATGCCGAGGTCGAGGTACTCGTTGATCTCCTCCATCGGCATCCCGACGCCCCACAGCTTGAGCGCGGCGTCGATGCGACCGCGGCGAACATCCTGCATCACCGGGTTGTCGTCCCAGTCCAGCTCGGCCTTGAGCTTCACGCCAGTCTGCCGCGATGCGAGCAGACCGAACGGCGCGGTGATCTTCTGCCCGAGCGGCATGCAGGTTGAGGAAATAAGGGCGTACCTGTCCGACGCGGAGCCTATTGAGTAAGAGGCGATGACGTCCGCCATGGAGGGAGGTACACCCAAGCCGATGAAGATTTCGTGCCGGTTCTGGACGCGGGCGGTCTGAAAGGCGAGGTCGGGCTGGGCCACCTTCGCGTCCTCGATGGTGATGTCCCCGCCGAGGAACACCGGCTTGAAGTCGCCGGTCATCGCGGCGGCCCGCTTCTCTCGCAGGGCCATTACGATCTGCTCCTGCTGTTTGTCGTCGGGGATGCCGTCCTTGTTGATGACGTACACGCCTTGGTCGCCGTTGTTCCGCATCAGGTTCTTGACGTAGAGGCCAGCGAGGTAGTCGGCCTCCGCTGCGTTCATCACCGCGTCGAGCGGGGCGAGGCCCTGCAGGGTTGCGCTGTAGGGGTCGGCGTAGGGGTTCCAGTTCTGCTCCACGATGACCTGCTCGGGGAGGAGGTTCCACCGCTGGCCGCTGCCATCCTGATAGGTGTAGCCGACGATCTTGCGCTGCGAGAATATGCGACGGATGCGCTCGGGCTTGACCACGATGAAGGGCGTCCAGCTGGCCGGGGATGGGAACGGAAGGAGCCACGAGTCGTCGAGCACGATGACCGCGCTGCCCTTGAGGTCGAGCCACCCGATCAGGGCTTGCTCGACATCGTGCAGGTGGATGCGGCGTTGCTCGACCCCGTAGGCGGGTGCATCCCAGAACGCGGCGAGGGCCTCGTCCTCGTACTTCTCGTCTCCATCGTAGAACTTGAGCGGGGCCATGTTGATCTCGTTGGCCTTGATGTTTACCGCCCGCTGCACCCACACGCTCTGCCGGTACGGCTCGGGCATGATCGAGGACTGGCCTGAGCCTGACCCGCCTATGCGGTTGAAATACTCAGCTCCGTAGCCTGACCAAATCTTGCGGGCAATGCCTCGTATCCCCTCGCGTGAGAGGGTTTGCCGCAGACCGGTGATGATATTCAAAGCTGGGTGGCGTATGGGCGGGGGAAGCTCTCAGCCGCTTGGCGATGCCTTCCGCTCTGGTCGGAGCGATAGGCCTGCAGGTGCCTGCGTGTCAAGTCAGATCACGATGGGCTTTCCACCACGCCTTCGACCGTTTGCTCTGCTTTTTTTTCCACGCCTTAGATGCTTGGAGCTTCGTGACACCGGCCCGCATCTTGTCGAATACTCGCGCTCGATGGGCAATGCAGGCGGCGGTGTGGTACGAACCTGCCTCAGCGTGCAACCGGCGATGCGTTGCGAAGTCTACCACCTCAAGATTCTCAATCGAGTTGTTGAGCGTATTCCGGTCTTTGTGGTGGACGTGCATCCCTTCCGGGATTGGGCCTCGATTGTGCTTCCAGACCTCACGATGCAGGGCACCGACTCCTTTCTTGATGTGGCCCGCGTGCGGGTAGTAATAATTGCGAAGCTGTAGTCGCTTCGACATCGGATAGCGACGAAACGTAATGCCATTAAATACGACGACATCGGTGGTCGTGGCTGTGATATATATTCTCATAGGCGCAAGCGATGCACCTACGTTGACAATCATCAAATCAAAATCGCACCCACGTTTGGGCGGCGTGTTGTAAACTCCTCCCACGCAAGGGCTAGTGAACAGACAACGTCATCGTGCATTCCCTCTGGGGCCGAGTACCGGACGCCTCCACGGGTGTATTTATACTCGAAGGCTTCCAGCTCCATGACCGCCACCCCGGGCGGGTAGGAGACGCGGCGGCTTTGAATGGCGACGGCCAAGCCCTCCATGATTTTCTGTTTGCTCGCGCTGGTGAATACAAGCCCGCGGAAGTTGTTGCGGCCCTCGGCCTGCAGGGCTTCTAGGATCGGATCGCCCACGCCGGTCGAGTCGACGAGGGCGCGGCAGCTTCCGACCTCCTGCCTGATGCGCTTGATGGTTTCCTGCCAAGGCATCTGCCAGCGGAGCAGCCTGCAGCACGATCCGTTTTCGTCGAGGCCGATGCCCACCGTCCAGTCGTGGCTCTTCGCCAAGTCCCAGCCCCACGCGACCGGGAGCTTTTCGGATAGCGGCCCGACGCAGGAGGTAATCGCCGCAGGCCCAAAAGGGTTGCCGCCATCGTCGCTGGCCTCTGCGTCGTAGAGCTGCTTGAACACCAGCTCGGGAAGAACCTCGCGGGCGTCCGCTACCTCGGCCTCGTCCATAACGCCGCCCTCGACGGCGTCCTGCCATCGAAGCTTCGAGTAATGCATCGATCGGGCACCGGCCTCGGCCTTCCGCGCCAGCTTGTAGAACCAGTTCTTTTTCCCCTTCACGTTTCCGATGCACCGGATTGGGCCGCGGGTCGCTGTCAGGGTTGAGCGGACGGCGTGCCAAGAGTCCTCGGCTACCCGGCTGGCCTCGTCGATCACCGCGGCGTAGACGTCCTCGCCGTAGAGCGTGTCGGGGTGGTCGCCTGACTTGAACCAGACTACAGCGCCGTTTGGCAGCGTGATGGTCATCTCGCCATCCTTTGCGTCAAAAACTCCGTGCGGCAGGCCGCGGCGCATCCGCCTGTACGCCATCTTGGCTTGCGAGAACACCGGGGCGACCCACCAGTAGT